CTAGAGTAAGCCTCCATTGCATCTTCATGGTGATTAGACAAGATGTTTCCACGAAATATAATTGCCATGAGATTTAACATGGCGCTTACATCAATAAACTCTTCTTCAGTCATGTTTTTCTACCTTACGAATAAGTTTTTCTATTTCATCGGCAAGCACCTCGCCCCAAGATGCTCCTGACGGAAACATCATCTTTCCTCCGTCATGCGTCTTGGAAATCCTTATTGCATCGTTTAAACCTTGATTAAAACCTTGGTTGTACGGGGTATCCGCCTCTGACATTCGCATGGCAAAAGCTTCCCTTGCAAACTGACTGACACCCATCTTATGTTTTTTAGCGTAGTTCTTAATCTTTGGTACTTCGCTTGGTTCAACATAAACCATTAGCGGTACAACAGTTTTAAAACGGCTCATGGTCTTTCCATTTTTCGTATTCATTCAACATTGCATCAAACCTAGCTTTAGCCTCTGCGTTGCCATTGAGTTCGGTGCGTGAGGCTATCTCGCATAAAGCGTGGATAGCTTCGACCGCATCAGCCTCGTTTTCAACGTCAAATCCTTGCACAGTTTTTAACCAATGATGGAATGAATGTGTTTTACCTAAAATTCCAGCTTGTTTAACTCGGTTATCGTAGTGCGTAGCGGTTTCATTGTCTTGAATCCTAACCATCGCAACACCATATCGTGCCCCAACAAAATCCCGCATCAGTTCTTCGGGGATCTCGTCAGGGTGGATATTGAGAGTCAAAACAAAGCCAGTTTTATCTTGTTTCAAAGAAACTTTTACTGCTTCGAATTGAAGTGCGCTCATGGTTTAAACCTTAAAACGGAACATCGTCATCTAAGCCGCTGTGTGTTTCTACAGCTTGTTCTTTCTTGATAAAGTCAGGTTTCCATGTGTCAACCATCAAGCTAAGATAGCCGTAGCCACTAGCAGACTTAGCTTTCCAACCGCCAAGCTTTACTTTGACCAAGTTACCATCGTGCTCGATAGAATTTAAATCAATCACAATCTCACCAAAGTAATCGGGAGCCTTGGGGCTTTTCTTTGCTTTAGAAACATGGAGAGTTCCAGTATTCGGTTTGGTTTCGTATTTCTTTTCCATCATTACTCCTTAAATTTAGATTTGTACTCTGCAAACTTTGCTTGCAACTGTTTGTATGTATCAGGCAAAGCCTCCTTCATCAAGTCGATCTCAGATTGATTCTGTTTCCAAAATCCACTTAATTCTTTTACGCTCTCACAAGTAGCGCCAAATTCGGTCATCATCAATGCCAATCCCTCAAGGCTTGTTGTGTCAGCTTTCTTTTCAACTGGCTTGACAACTTGCTTAGGCTCAACTGGAGCAGATCCTGTCGTGGCATCAAGCACGTCATTTTCTACAATGGCACAGGCGGTCGTATAGAGATAGCGCCTTTGATACGACTCCACCGCCCCTATATTTTGGACTTCATGGCAACCTTTAAGATTTGCAGATCCCATAGGTGATGTAAACGTAACATGACTGCCATCTTCTACATCGTAGATATGCATCGTTGCCAGTTCAGCATCAAATGAAATCACATCGCACAATCCATGCTTTTCAAATAGCATTTGTACAGTAGGCAAAAAATCGCCAAGTTCAAAATATTTGTAACCAGCAAATTTGTTGTGCCCTGACTTATTCAATGGCATTGTTGCTAGTTCATTTCTTACGACAATAAGTTTTTTTAGTACTTTCATTGTGCATTCTCCAAAAATTGATCAGCCAATTTATTAGCAACTACATAAATCGCTTCATGTGCCTCATAATTATTCAATGCAAGATCTGCTGGTAATAGTTCATATACACTATCTGAATTGCTTGCTAGTGCAACCATAAAATCGTAAATCATTTCTTGACGTGTTTTCATTTCATTTCCTTAAATAAAGTTTTTTGGTTTGGCATTACATAACTGTTGTATTCACTCCGATGCAATCCATCAGGCTGACTATAGAAATTTCTTGTATGCAGTTCCGATTCTTGCCAAAACAAATGCGGACTTTCCGCCTGTATCTTGGCAATTAACTTATCCAACTCAGGGTTTGGGAATCCCAAGTTTGGATCCTTGGGTCTTCGACCCGCAAGCTTTAATTGAAACTGTTGCTCTTTATTTAGCATCATTACTCCTCAAGTAATTTTGGTATTGACTACACCATTTATTAACATTGCAATAGTTACCAGTACAACGTACAGGCTCACCCTTGCGCTCTTCTATCGACAACTTACTTCTTTCCTTTTCATCAGACTCGGCAATCAACTTCTTAGCCTCATCCTCCGATTCGAAAACCCTTACCGCAGTCTTTCTGCCCTCTTTCTTGACCGCAAATGTTGTAGATCGCATCCAGCGTTCATCGTCTGTGCAATGGGGTAACTCAGATCCCCAATCAGCCAAGACTTTGGACTCACGATGCAACTCTAGACGTTCTTTAATGTATGCCTCGGTTTTTGCAAAATCCCAAATAGGGATATCAACCATCTGAATCTGTGCGGGCGGGTAGTTCGCCTCGTTCTGTGCTTTACGGCTTGACCAATCACGCAAAATAGCGCAGATCTGCAATTTTTTAATATGCATACCTTTTAGCTTATTTACCATCCAAGCGTAAATGTTTAATTGTTGCTCCCATTCGGGTTTGTCATTCATTACCGCCCATACGGATGTGAATTTATAGTCAGCCAGTTCTACACCGCCTTTGACTTGTTTTTGCAAATCAATTGAACCCGATAGCACAACTCCATCGATTTCAATAAATAAGCGCTCTTCATTTAAGTGGTTTTCAACCTCGCTACGTTCAGCAACTACGTGCAGAGCGGATCCAAGCATAGACCACAACATATCTGTTACGTCTTGTTCCATATCAGCGTGGTAAATTCTCCGCAAACGCTGAATGCGTGGCGGGGACATAATTTCGGTTACTGAGTAGTCAGCCTTACCCTTTGTGTAGTATTCTTTCTTAGCAAGAGCAACTAACGGTTCGGGCACATCAAATTGATTGGTAATTTTCATAAAAGCCTCCATAAGGAAACTTGATAGTAATACAACTATTTTTAAAATGCAAACACTATTTTTAACAATTTTTGGCGAGCCAGCCAGCAAAGCAAATTCACGCAGACAAGTATTTTCAGGCGGAAGATCAATGTTTATCAAGTCTGCGAAGGCGTTGTCATATGCTAAAGCGTTTAAACTTCAAGCTCAGACCCAGAAGGCGGAAATGTTTTCTGGGGATGTGGTGGTAACGATTCGCATTTGGTATGCATCACGCAGACCTGATTTGGATGAAAGCTTGATATTGGATCTTTTACAGGATATTGCCTATAAGAATGATAGACAGGTAAAAGAGAAACATATCTATTGGATGGGTGTCGATAAATACAACCCTAGATGCGATATCGAAATTAGCCAAAAATAAAGCCACCGCTTGGGTGGCTTTACCGAGCCTGTTGGAGGGGGATGGCTCTGTCTCATGGAGGCTTTAATTACATGAGATTTTACAACGTTATCACACTTGACAAGGCTTTGCAAGACAGAACATAATACAGTCTGCATTTGTAGTTCCTCACGTTTGGTTAGTTTTGAGAGCGCCTAAAAAACGCTCTCTTTTTTTTGCATCAAACACATCACCTTTTGTTTAAACACGTTTATACGAATACGCTGTTTACCAGTATGTCGTTTAAACATTCTGATGTACCCGTATCTCCGGCTGCCGGACGGCCCGGTACCCGGCTGCGTACACACCGTTTAAACAATAACCCTATGAAATACCCGTGCTTGCATCAAAAGGACTTGCAACTCGTGCGAGAACTCGATTAAGATTGAATCCTGTTTTGATTGTCGGTGAAAAACGGCAGGGTCAAAATAGTTATTGCCGATACTGTGGGAAGCATTTAGAAATCGGGATGGAGGTGGCGAGGATAGTGCCTCTGATGCGCAAAGACTGTCGGGTCAATCGAAGCCATTGGGCAGAAAATTGTGAAGGCAGACCTAGGATAGCGGAGGTCTGCCCTCTCCAAAGGGCAGTACGCTATAACGATACAATAGACGTAATATATACGATGATTTTTTAAAAAGAACTATTTATGCCATACGTGAACAAACCAAGACCATACAAAAAAGAATATGAACAACTAGGCGGTACAACCGCAGAGAAGAAGAAAAGAGCACAACGCAATAAAGCAAGACGTATGCTTGAGCGTGAGGGGATCGTCCACAAGGGCGATGGCAAAGATGTAGACCACAAGAAACCGCTAAGTAAAGGCGGTACAACTGTGCGATCTAATCTTAAAGTTAAATCCGCATCAGCCAATAGATCATATAAACGCAACTCAGATCACTCTGTTAAATAGGAGGATCTATGCTCGCATCGCAGTTAGTCGCCTCGTTGCAACCGAGTCAGCATAAGCGTCTCGTTTGTCCTGAGTGCTCGCCATTTCGCAATAAAGCCAAAGAAAAAGATCTCGACATATTACCCACATCAGATGGGTGGAGATACCATTGCCATCATTGCGATATTGCGGGCTTTGTACCATTCAAATCTTATAAACCAAACCAAATCTACAGATCGGAGAAAAGCATGAGCGTAGTGCCACTAAGAAGTTATGAACCAAGAGAATTATCTAAGACACATTATGAGTTTTTAAAAACAAGAGGGATTTCAGAAAAGACTGCGCAAGATATGCAGTTATTTTCAGCCGAAAAGTATTTCACCCGCTTGGATAAAAAGACTGATGCAATTGGTTTTCCCTACTTCAAGGAGGGCAAGTTTGTCTCAGCCAAATACCGCAGTATTGAGTCAAAAGACTTCACACAAGATGCGGGCGGGGCGCAAGTATTCTTTGGTCTCGATAAGATAGATCCATCTCAGCCAGTAATTATTGTAGAGGGCGAGATCGATGCATTGACCGCCATCGAATGCGGAATTAAAAACGTGGTCTCCGTTCCAAGCGGTGCGCCACTCAAAGTATCAGACGGCAAGATCGATGCGACAGAAGACAAGAAGTTTTCTTTTGTGTGGAATTCATTTGACCTACTAAGTCAAGTGCCATACGTCACGATTGCAACTGATACAGATCAGGCGGGACAAGCGCTAGCGGAAGAGTTAGCAAGGCGCATCGGCAAGGATAAGTGTCGCATTGCACATATGGAATTCAAAGATTTGAATGAGGCATTCTTAGCCGAGGGAATGGCAAAGGTGCAAGAGATTATCAACAATGCCGAACCATATCCTGTTGCGGGATTATCCTCAGCCAGCAAGTTCTTTGATCGTTTAAACGATTTGTGGACGAAGGGTACAGGCAAGGGCGTGTCAACTGGTTACGACAACGTAGATAAGATTTATACCGTTGCGCAAGGTCAGTTAACAATCGTTACTGGTTACCCATCGCATGGTAAGTCCAACTTTGTAGATCAACTGATGGTCAACTTAGGAAAGCATCATGATTGGAAGTTTGCACTCTGCTCTTTTGAGAATGCGCCTGAGATCCACATCTCACGTCTGATGGAAATTTACAAGGAGAAAAGGTTTTTTGATGGCGGGCAAAGGATGACCGTTCCCGAAAAGGAAGAGGCATTGCAATGGGTCGAGGATCACTTTGTATTCCTAGACTCTGAGGCAAGCGAGGCATCAACCATTGACTCGATACTGGAGCGGGCAAAGATTGCGGTAGCCCGAATGGGTATTCGTGGCATGGTAATCGATCCCTACAATTACATTGAGAATAAAGGCGGTATGGCAGAGCATGAGTTCATCTCAGCCATGTTAACGAGAATGCAAGCTTTCGCAAAGTCATCAGGAGTTCACGTTTGGTTTGTGGCACATCCAAGCAAGATCTCCCGCTCAGGAATGGAATTGCCAAGACCTGACGGTATGGCGATCTCAGGATCAATGGCATGGTGGGCGAAAGCAGACTGTGGGCTGACTATCCATCGTGGTAGCGGTGTATCGGTAGAGATTGCGGTATGGAAATGTCGCTATCGTTGGATCGGTACGCAAGGCGAAACAACTTTGGATTACAACAAGGTTACTGGCACATACGTTCCGCCCAGCAACGATTTCGAGTAAGCCGTTTAAACAACGGCAGGAAAAAAATTGCCCAGTGGCAGCACAGGTTACGATGTTTAAACAAGGTAAGTTATGGAAGATTATTCGGAAAGTTATTTGAAATTAAAACGGGGATTGGATTTATATCAGGATGCTATGCTCAAAAGAAATTATGAGAAAGCATTTCAGATTGGATTGGATCTGATTGTGAATGCACGAATATTGAAAATCGTGGCGCAAGATTTAGCAGAATAAAAAAAAGCCCCCAAGCGGGGGCTTTCTTATACACCACAACATAGTCGATCTAGATGCCCACCGATTTGCTCGACAAGCCAACGACTCTCATCATTCCGAACGTCATCGTCTAAATCTAATGCTCTATCCATGAGATGAGAGAAAGCCTTTTCAGCCTGTTTATCATTCATGCGTTTTTGTTGATACAGTTTGTCAAAGAACTTGTAGTCAAACATTAGGCGGTTAAACCGCATTTGGTTTTGATAGTCCAATTGTTTCTTCCTTTTTAATAACAACGTCACCGTTTTGATTAATGTAATGCGAATCGCCTGATTCCTTGGCACGAATTAATTCCCTGTACTGTGCCCTTTGATTCATTTCCATCCACATCTGTGCATCTTTGTCAGCCTGATTCATGAGTGCGCTCCAATCTGAAAGCCAATAATTAATGAACCCCAAACAACTGCGCCAGTATAGATTGGCGCATACCCTTGCTCGACTAAGCCATAAATGCCTGTAATCAAGCACAACCCACCCGCAAACACCACAAGTAAATTCATACGACCTCCGCATCCCAAGGATTATTAAAGTCAGTCTCAGCATTGAGTACTGGAAGGTTTAAACACTCAGCCCAACGCTCTGCAAGCTTGCGCAACTCAGCCATATCATCACCGACAAAGCTTGGATCGCAATAGCCAGTAGGCTGACCCTTGTCGTTGTAATAGACTTCTTGAATACTGAGCAACGGCTCACCATCGTTGTCTTTGCTAATGTCAACTACTCTGTGATTCCAAAACATAAAGCCTCCGTAAAAAGAAAGATGACCGTTCCTAATGCATAGTCTCATCAGGATCTACTGCGTACGACTCATACACAATGCCAATGCCCTTGATCAGCCTGTTAATGACGTGTTCGAATGGAACACCACAAGCCACACAAGCATTAGCCAATGCATAGGTCAGAGCGGGGATGACCACATCGATGTGATTGCCATCGAGGTGATCGGTCACCCTGTCTATCAACTGCCTAGTCTTCTCTTCCCTATCCATAACTGCCCCTTTTAAAAGCGGGGTGGTAACCACCCACCCCATTACTGTAACTCTTTCAAGAGTTTATTGAAAGATGCGCTACCCATCTCTGCAAGGTTCTCAACCGCTACTGAATGCTTGTGGCATTCCAAGACCTTGTCAGATTGAATACCGATGGCGATTAGCTTGATGCCAAGCTTTTCTGCCACAGTATCAAGGTGGCGCATATGCACTACGTCAGGCGAAAGCGAGTCAGTCAAAAAGAACATAACCTTGCGTTTCTCAGGACGTGTCTTGAGATCTTCGAGCGAGAGCATCACCGCAGAATAGTCAGGGTTCTCACGCAAGTGAAACTTGTGGATCTGACCAAGCTTAGGCAACGCTTTCTGCAACGACTCGTTCCAGCGTTTAAACGGATAGAACGTAACCTCTTCGATGAGCATCTCAACCGTTGCCTCTTCGTGCGTTGCAACCTTGCGATTGTATGTACCAGTACTGCTATCGAAACCAAACACACGATAAGACACGTCAGCCTTGTCAAGGATCTTGACCAACTGGATCACGACCGACTCTGTGACCGCCATGCGATTGCCCAAACCCATCGAACCTGAGCAGTCAACCAGTATTGATACCGCAGATGACTCAGCCTCAACGTACTGGCGCTTGCTGAAGATGTTGGCGCTACCGCAAGCATAGCGAGAGAAAGCCTTGCGATCCAAGCGACCTGACTCTTCGTGTGATGACCAGCCAACCAAGTCAACCGACTTGAGCAAGCGGATCAGATTAGCCTTGGTCGCACCCATGCCAACTTGATTAGCCTTGAACTCACGCTCGAACCGAGCGATGCCCTCAGCCTTGTCTAAACCAATATCTTTTAATTTACCCACGATTAACTCCAATCATCAATGTTAATAACTTCAACTGATTTGACTGCTGGTCGACCGCCATATCTGCGATCAGCACGACAGTCGAACTCACGCAACGAGCGTTTAATAAAATCATTAGGCTCAACTTCAAGAGGCGCTTTGCCATCGTCTTTCAAAGGCTCAGGCTTTTCTTTTGATGACTGTTCTTTGCCATCAGAACCCTTGCTATCCTTGTCAGATGGTTCGCTATCGCCCTCGTTCGCATCGTCTGATGGGTTACCCTCACCCTCATCGTCAGCGCCCTTGGGAGGCTCATCCTTGCTACCACCCTCGCTACCCTCGTCCTCGCCCTCTTCGGCAACTGGTAATAACTCATCGTATAAATTCTCAGCGATGGTTACGATCTCACGAGTCGACCTAGCATTCTTAGCCAACTGCAATGCACGATTGATATTGTCGGCATAGATCGATGTTGAGATCAGGTCAGGCACGTTGATGCTATAGCCGTTTAAACTGCGACCAGCTACGCACAGTACGAATGGCAACGATTGCTTGGTCAACTCTGTTGGATAACCATTCTTATCCAGCATCGAATTGATCAGCGCATTAAACAAGGGTAATGAATTAGGCGCATAGCCTGAGTCGATTACGCATTGCTCGATGCGAGGATCTTCGAGACCGTTGATCAACGTGCCGATGTACTTACCATCCCTGTGTTCCTTGACTGCATCGTCCCAAGGTTTTGAGGTAGTGAACCATGCATGACCCAACTCATGCAGTACAAAGCCAATCGTGTTATTGAACTGCGACTGAGGGATCATCTTAGCCTCGTCAATGTTGGGCAACACGATGGTGGCGCTGACACCGCCCACACCCTTGGTGTAATTGATACAGGCAGTACTGCCACCCCATAAGACCTTGAGGTTTTCAAAACGATTGCCACTCGCTTGAAACACCCGCTCACAAGTGGCGGTCACACCACGTTTAACATTCATGCCGAGCATAAGCCCTCCGTTACTTGGTTAAGTAAGACTTCAATTTAACTGCATCAATCATCGCAGTATAGACACCACGCAATTCTGACTCGCAGTCTGCGGGGAATTTATTGATGATTGCATTCTCAAATGCAAGACCAACTGGCAAACCATCACGCACTGCATCTGCCCAAGCAAACAATTGACGGATCGATGGAGGCTGAGTCAGCACACCCGCTTGAGCCTTTTCTCTAGCAGAGTTAGCGAACTTAACCAGCATCTTAGCAACGTCACGATTGATGCCAGTACGCTTAGTGATCAGGTTGGTCTCATCGTCAGCGCTCAAATAATTGAACTTGAGGGTATAGCTAAAGCGATCAATGAATGCAGTATTCATGTCCCGCACACCAGCAAAATTACCTGATGCATCACCGTAACCAAGTGAATTGTCAGCCACGAAGAAAGCAATGTGATCAGCAACAGGGATGCGTCTGCCTGTCTCAGCGATAGTGATTGAACGATGTGGGCTACGCTCACATACAGAGTGCAGTACTGCAAGATTCTGCGCTCTAGCGAAACCGATCTCATCGAACAGTACCAATGCGCCTGTGTACTGGATCGCCTGAGTCACGATGCCCTCTTTCCAAACCACGTTGCCTGACTCAATCGTATTGCCACCGATGAACTCAGCACGTTCGATAGCCTCATCGAAGTTGATGCGGAATAATCTGCGACCAAGGCGGGATGCCAACTGAGTTACGAACTCGGTCTTACCAGTACCACGCTCACCGCCAAGCCACATATTGTGTGGCAATTTGTTAGCAAGTGCGACCAAGGCAAAGTGCAAGTGACGAGGCTGAAACACATAGTCGTTTACACGCTTAGGTGCATGGACATCGTCCCACACGTCAACCTCAAGATTGCTGAAGTCAACACGCTCACCGTCAACGTCATAGAACAAATCACCATCGAACACTTCGCAAGCTTTCTTGCGAGAGAGCACAGGCAAAGCGGATGCAATCTCAGCCAACTCTTCTACTGGGGTGGCTTTCTTGAATGATGCGAACACCTTAGCCACCTCGTTGCGAACACTAGACTCATCAACCGACACCGCACCAAGCTTGCTAGAGAACTCATCATGCAAAGCCACAATGCGATTGTCGATATCACGAGCCTCGCTCACCGCATCCATGGCGATCTTAGCTACGTTGGTCAAGTCATCATTGATGGTCTTGATACTAGCTTTGATCTGATTGAGATCGGATGAGCCACCGATTACTGGAACGGGAGCGGACACCGCTGATGGATCGATAGTCTTGACCTCTGACATCTCGACCTTGCGGTTAAACACCAAGTCAGCCACCTTTTCGATAGCCTCTTTCTTGGTGGCGCATGGCACACCATCGCCATACTTGTTGATTACTGCATTCAGCCGACCCTCTGATACGAACTGAAGTACTGCCTTGATATTGTCTTTATTCATAACTGCAAAGCCTCCAAAAAAGTTATTTAGCTAAAGTAAAACCAGCACCGCACACACAAGTAGGCAACCCCTGATCAGCCCACGTCTTAGTCAAGCGAATGACATAGCCACAACCGCACACCGCCTTGAGCATTCGAGTCGACTGCACCTTGCGGTTGGCAGTCACGTTCAACTTCTCATGGGGATAAGCGCCCAAGCCATCGATGAGATCAGAGTACTGATCCTTGAAAGCCTTACCAGCCACCGTACTGGTAGGTTTACCCTCCAACAGTAAACCCTTGACGATAGCGGGAAAGCGACCACGATGCCCATCGCCATCACTAGCAGAGTGAGCCAACTCATGGCAAAGGATGGCGAATACCTCGACCGCATCATCCACTACAGGCGAGATCAGGATCTCATGGTTCGCACCGACACTAGCTTTGTCCGACCAATGTTCGCCAATTGCCCTGTTTAAACTGCGAGCATGGCGGGATGGGAAACCGCAAGTCACCTTGATCTTCTCAGGCAACGGATAACCTAGTGTGTCGAACACAGGGCGCAATTCAGTTACTGCATTGTTAAGCCAATTTTCTCTATTCAAGATAGCCTCCGATTAATAAATGAGAAAGTGATTAACCAAGCCAAAGGCGATATTGCCTAGGACGATGGCGATAAGTACTGCTACTGCAAGATTAATTAATTCACGCATAAAGCCTCCATTAAAAGATGCTAGATCGCATCCTCTTAAGCTTTAGTCAAACCCCGATAGGATAGGTGGGTGTTTAGTAAAAGCTTAATGAGATTAGATCTATAAAAGAACTAGAGATCGCTCTCTAACTTCGCACTCGCCACACCAGTCAACGTGTGGGTCAAAGCGGTCTGCCCTTGCTACTCGGTATGCGCAACGGTACTGAGCGCCTAGTTTCCCGATCGGGTGGTTTCCTTTTTTTATTCCGCTGATTCCGTAGCGGTGATGCAACTGCGAGTCTCCATTGTAATGCAATTGTTTAAACGGATGCAAAAAGTATTTCGTTTAATAACCACACAGATTACTCAGGTTTTAGACATAGCTATATAGAGTAAAGACGATCCAAAACCCAAAAAGTCAGGCATAACTAAAAGTAATGATTTGGGGTTTTTATATAACCAATTTTCTGCACCAAAATAGTGAAAAACGTCATGGTGACCAAAACGATAGCACGGTAATGCAAAGTGATGCAAACACGAGAAAACGGCTAAAAAGGGGCTTAAAATCGGTTTAAACCGTATGTATATTTATACAGTATGGCATGATTCTTGCATGGGTAATTTTTAAAAGCGGGAGCAGATAGCACAGGCTCATGTAGTGAGCTAGTAAAACGTGCGGATGGTTTAAACAAGGTAGATCACGAACTAATCACGAACTTTATTTACACGATGACGTACTGGTGTCAGCATGGTGTCGTTTTATTCCGAGTAACCAAAATTCAGAAAGCGGTATTTATGAGTACAAAAAACAAGCCTGATTTAGCAAAGTCAGAAACAAGCATTCAAAACGATGTCGACACTAGCATTTACAAAGCGGGGCAATCTGTCGAAGACAGGCGGTCTGCTATTGATGCTATAGAGATAAAGGTAAAACAGAATGGATTGCCATTCGGAGTCAACGTAGATCCTAATGCTGAGACAGACGATCAGGATGAGACTACACATAACAGAATCACCGCCAAGATGAGATTGTTTACCAGTTACATCGCACAGGGCGATAGTGCAGTTGATGCTTATAAGAAGTCTTATGACTGCTCACGTTATCAAGAGTCGAGCATCGTTACCAATGCGAACAAGCTTATGAGGGATGCAAGGATCATCAGGATCCTAGAGCCGATCTTGAGAGCCAAAGAAGATATGGTGATCAACGATGCCATAGCGACACGCAGACACGTCATGAGCCAATTGTTTAAACACTCAGATGATGTAGGCATTCCTATCAGCGTCAGGGTTCGCTCACTCGAACTGATGGGCAAAGCCGTTGGAATGTTCGTGGACAAAGTAGAGAGCAAGGTCGAAGAGATCAATGCAGAACAACTCAAGAACGAACTGTCTTCGCATTTAGAACTGCTCAACAAGGCAACGTCTAAGCACTAATGATGATCGTTCTCTGCCACCCCTTGTCGATTTGCGCCATGCGTAACCCACGCTACCCCCATACCCCCTTTTTGACGGGAGGGTCTGCATTGGACTATACACTATGATCCACACCAACAATTATACATATTTAGTAATCAGAACGTTCTGTGTTTCACGTGGAACCACCCCCTCACGATTTAAACGCTTGACAGAGTTTAAACGTTATGGCAAAGTACCCCCTAGAACGTTTCTATTTTGTTACCCCGGGGGTATATATATGTATGAAAAACAACTTTGGATATTGTTAGCCGTTATTGTGTTTTTATTAATTTTTGGACAAATCGTATGACTGAGCGACAACTAGACGTATTAAACTTTATTAAAGACTTTATTAAGGTTAAAGGGTTTTCCCCTAGCTATACAGACATTGCTAAAGGATTAGGTATGTCTAGCAAGTCAAATATCCATAGACTTGTGCATAGCTTAAGAGAGCAAGGACTGTTAAAGATGAAGCCTTATATGGTGCGTTCAGTACAGCCTGTGGATAACACTATTCAAAAAATGGTTTCTCTTTGAGTCTATTAACTAAGGATGAAATCGAGAAGTACATTAAGTACCTCGAAACGGCAAAGCCGGGAGATCCTCAAGTACCCAAGATTCATGCATTACTCAAGGCGGATAAGATTGAGAGGTGCAAGGAAAACTTTTTGCCTTTTGTACGGCAAATGTGGACTGCGTTTATACCGGGCGATCATCATGCACGTATGGCAGAAGCCTTTGAACAAGTAGCTAATGGTACATTAAAGAGGCTAATCATTAATATGCCTCCCCGCCACACTAAGTCAGAGTTTGCTTCCTATCTGTTCCCGGCTTGGTTCCTAGGTAAATACCCGCATAAGAAGATTATCCAAACAGCCCACACTGCTGAACTGGCGGTTGGTTTTGGTCGTAAGGTGCGTAACCTAGTAGCTACAGAAGACTATCAATCTATCTTTCCTACCAAGCTATCCTCCGACAGCAAGGCGGCAGGACGCTGGAATACAGACAAAGGCGGTGATTACTTTGCGATTGGTGTGGGCGGTGCCGTAACGGGTAAAGGTGCGGACGTATTAATTATTGACGACCCACATTCAGAGCAAGAGGCTATGCAAGGTAATCCCGAAGTCTATGACAGGGTCTACGAGTGGTATGGCTCAGGACCACGTCAACGTCTGCAACCAGGAGGCGCAATTATTGTGGTAATGACCCGCTGGTCTAAACGGGATCTTACTGGTCAAATTATTGATAATGCTGCAAAGAGAGACAATGATGAATGGAAAGTTATCGAATTCCCTGCACTTCTTCCGTCTGGTAAACCGTTATGGCCCGAATTCTGGAATCAAAAGGAACTTGAGGCAATCAAGGCTGAAATTCCTGTCAGCAAGTGGGAAGCCCAGTATCAGCAGAATCCAACATCTGAGGAAGGCGCAATTATTAAGAGAGAGTATTGGAAAATCTGGGACTCGGAAGTCGCACCTTACTGTGACTATATCATCCAAAGTTGGGACACTGCTTTTGAAAAGAACAATCGTGCAGACTATTCCGCTGTCACTACGTGGGGCATTTTCTACAAAACCAATGCGGATGGCTTTGAAGTACCCAACATTATTCTCTTAGATGCGTTTAAAGCCCGCATGGAGTTCCCAGAACTCAAGGCTAAAGCGTTTGAATACTATAAGCATTGGAACCCTGACACCTTGATTGTGGAGAAAAAAGCGGCTGGTGCGCCCCTAATCTATGAGATGCGGGCAATGGGTATCCCGGTGTCGGAGTATACACCAAGCAAGGGTAATGATAAAATAGCCCGTGTAAACGCTATATCGGATATTTTTGCCTCTGGTTATGTATGGTGTCCAGAAGCTCGATGGGCGGAAGAAGTCGTAGAAGAATGTGCAGCCTTTCCAAACGGAAATAACGATGACTTGGTTGACTCAACGTCCCAAGCATTACTGAGGTTCCGTCAGGGAGGATTTATCCGTTTAAACAGCGATGAACCAGATGAAGTAAAAGAATTTAGATCAAACCGACATAAGGGTTACTACTAAGGAATATTATGGCAATTGATAAAGCGCTATACCAAGCCCCACAAGGCATCGAATCATTGGCGGAAGAAGAGCAGCCAATTGAAATTGAAATTGAAAACCCTGATGCAATTCACATTAGTGCGGGTGATCTAGAGATTGACATAGAAGCTGGCGAAGTAGATTTTGGTGAAAACCTTGCCGAAGAACTGGGCGACCAGTACCTATCGATGTTGGCTAGTGAATTAGTGGCTGACTATGATACAGACGTAGCAAGCCGCAAAGATTGGCTACAAACCTATGTAGACGGTTTAGAACTGCTAGGTTTAAAAATTGAAGAGCGTAGCGAGCCTTGGGAAGGCGCTTGTGGTATCTACCACCCTATCCTAGCAGAAGCGTTGGTGAAGTTCCAATCAGAGACCATTATGAGTCTGTTTCCCGCTCAAGGTCCTTGCCGCACCAAAATTATTGGCAAAGAAACCAAAGATAAAGTAGAAGCGGCTAATCGTGTTGAGGTGGATATGAACCACCGTTTAACAGACCGTATGCCTGAGTACCGCCCTGAGATGGAGCGCACAATTTGGGGATTAGGTTTGGCTGGTAATGCATTTAAGAAAGTTTACTTTGATCCAAGCTTTAACCGTCCTATGGCGCTCTTTGTGCCAGCAGAAGACGTAGTAGTGCCTTATGGCGCAGCCAATCTAGAGTCTGCCGACCGTGTCACGCACGTTATGCGCAAGACCGAAAATGAACTGCGCAAACTACAAGTGGCGGGATTCTACCGAGACATTGATATTGGCGATCCTGTAAACGCTTTAGATGAAGTAGAAAAGAAAATTGCCGAGAAACTGGGCTTTAGAGCTACATCAGACGACCGCTATAAGCTTTTAGAGATGCACGTTAACCTTGATTTAGAGGGTTACGAGCACAAAGATGAAGACGGCAACCACACAGGTATTGCTTTGCCTTACGTAGTCACGATTGAAAAAGGCACAAACACCATCCTAGCAATCCGCAGAAACTGGAAAGAAGAAGATGAAACCTATCAAAAACGTGCTCACTTTATTCATTACGGCTATATTCCCGGCTTTGGCTTCTATCACTTTGGTCTTATTCATCTCATCGGTGCTTATGCTAAAAGTGGCACTTCCATCGTTAGGCAGTTGGTTGATGCAGGGTCACTCGCAAATCTGCCGGGTGGCTTTAAGACCCGTGGGCTGCGAGTAAAAGGAGACGACACTCCGATTGCACCGGGCGAGTTTAGGGACGTTGACGTACCTAGTGGGGCAATGAAAGACAACATCATGCCGCTCCCATACAAGGAGCCAAGCCAAACCCTATTGACTTTGCTCAACGGCATCATTGAAGAGGCACGTAGATTTGCTAATACCGCAGATCTTTCTGTGTCTGATATGTCTGCTGCGGCTCCAGTTGGTACAACTTTTGCTATCTTAGAGCGTACCCTTAAGGTGATGAGTGCGGTTCAAGCCCGTATTCACTTTGCTTTGAAACAAGAATTAAAGCTGCTCAAAGAGATTATTGCAGAAGATACCCCAGAAGATTATGACTTTGACCCAGAGCACGGCAACCGCCACGCTAAGAAGTCTGACTATGACTCTGTAGATATTATCCCTGTATCAGATCCTAACGCCTCTACGATGGCGCAAAAGATTGTGCAATATCAGGCGGTAATGCAGTTAGCGCAAGCTAATCCGCAATTTTTTAATATGCAACTGATGAACCGCCAGATGGTGGAAATCATGGGTATTAAAGACGCAGACAAGCTAGTGCCAATGGCTGACGACATCAAGCCTACTGATCCAGTATCAGAGAATCAAAATATCCTGATGAACAAGCCTGTTAAAGCTTTTGAGTATCAAGATCACCAAGCGCATATTCAAGTGCATATGACCGCTATGCAAGATCCTAAGATCCTGCAAGTATTGGGTCAAAGCCCACAAGCCCAAACCCTACAAGCCGCTATGCAAGCGCATATC